AGCACAGCGATAACGCCAGCTCCAAAGCCAGCCCATTCTCCCAGTGTCATGCTTCATTAGCACCGATGCCATAAGCACTGTCGGATTTATCTAGAGCCCTAGCTGCTGGACCGGCTAAAGCTGCAACGATCACAGAAATAGCAGGATCTAAACCTAATTCATTACTAGCTAAAAATGTTAAGAAGGATACTAATACCCCACGTGCATAGGACTTTAGTACTTCTTTGTGCTTCTTAGTGATCTTCATATCTTGCCTCCTAGTAGTGGTATATCAAACGGCCTGCCATCCTTATCACCAGATGGATTAAAACTAACGTGGATGTGCTTTGTGTGTTTGTTAAATCCAGAATATTTACGCCACTTAAAATTAAGAATCCTGCTAGCAATCATGCCGTTATGTATTATGTAAGATATGCGCTTATCGGTTTTCGCACAGATTCTGATCTGGTCAGCCAGATAAACCGAGAGCCCTTCGGATGAATCCAGCCTAGAATCAATATCAACGGCTCGCACGCATCCGGTGCTGTCTGGATTATGATCTGATTTGCGGGCAGAGTGACGAGCATCACCAACCCACCCATCACTGGTAGTGCGGCGATCTGGATACCAGGTAGTAACGGCATCTCTAAGCTCTTCTCCAGCAGCACATAACCAAGGATTCATTATGAAAGAAGTAGAACGGCTTCCTCAGCTGTAATGCCAAGTTTTTCTAACAAAGCGGCTTTAGCAGTTGCCTTTGCTTCAGTTTCTGCTTGTGCTGCCGCAAACTTTGCCTCGGCTGCTTCACGCTCTACTACTTCTTGAACAGTTTCTTCACGCTCAGTAATAGTTTCCTCACCAGTTATTACATTAAACTCTTTTTCTCTTATTTTCATATTATCTCCTTATGCGCTTGTGTAAACATACACTCTGCCAGCACCGTCAAAATCACCACTGGAAGAAACAACCGAAATTGATGAAATTGTAGTTGCTGAATTGTAATAGCCACCTAGATTATAAAGTTCTTGATTTTCAGAACCTGATTGAAGCCCAGAGCCAGCAGATTCAAATATTTTAACACCAGCAGAATTGCAACCAGTTAGCATACAATATCCACTCACTTCACTTGTTGCAACATCTGACATACCGCCAATAAGGATGCTAGTGCTTGCACCATTAACAGGAACTAAAATTGATGCTGCATATGTAGTTGGTGTTTTTAGTCTATATCCATATCTATAATAATTACTACCTGAATCAGTATTAAATCTAACTCCAATATCACGATCACCAGACACAGTTGAAGCACTATCAATTAAAATCATAATTTTATCTTTGCCGCTAATTCCTGAAACTGTTACAGTTGAAGCACCTGTTAATGCTGTACCACCTGAATTAAGTAAACTAAAATTTGCGCCACCACCAGCAGCAGCAGCCCACTTCAAACCAGTAGCAGTAGTTGAATCTGCCGTCAGGATAGTGTCGTTTGCACCAACTGTGAGTTTAGAGAAAGTGTCAGCACCAGTACCAACAACTAAATCACCTTTAGCATCTATAGCTGTAGCCATAGAGTTAGTTACAGTTACAGTGCCAGAAGTGCCACCGCCTGATATACCTACACCAGCAGTTACACCTTCAATATCACCTGTTGCACCAGATGCAACCCAGGCTGCACCATCGTAATACCAAAGTGAATTAGTATCTTTAGTAAATGCAAAGTTGCCTTCTGATGGTGCTGTTACTGCTGCATCTCTGGCTGTTGTCGTAGCAAACACCCAGAAGCCTTGCATTAAATAGCCATCAACATCGGCTGCGGTCAATACCTCGCCGGTAGTAAAATCCTTAAAACCTAATCCTGCTGCCATTGTATCTCCTTAGTAACTGAGGACATTATAGTCTAAAGTGCCATAAATCGTATTATTTAGGATAAATGCGTCTATAACGGGCTCTAATGTCGTAAACGTGGTTTTCCAACTATTCGGTGTAATTGTGTTACGTGTGCCAAAGATCTGCAAGGTTTTTTCTATAGTAGATCCACCTGGCTGGGTGGTGATTACCTTGATCGGATCAAAGAACTCTAGGTCTAGGGCAGCTATTACCCCAGTCGTATAATTGGGGGTGTAAAGATCCAGGGTAATTGCATCGCATCTAATTGAGGTTTCTGCTCTACTAGCCACATAAGCTTTAGCATAATCTAGAGCTACCGCATCGGTTTGCATAAGAAGGTTATTAAGAAAATAACTGTGTAGAAAATATTTATCTATAGATGCTTGATTCAAGGCCACCTGTTCTGTACCACCGGATCTAGTAATGGTAGCTTTATTAAATACTAGAACATCGTTTAACACCCAACTTGCATTATTGTACAAAATACCTGTGCCATTATCTGCAAAGGTAGTAACAGCACCACCAATAGATCCAGCGGTCACTGCTCTATCTTGAAATACAAATGATCCACTAGCATCTACATATAAAGCTCCGTACTCGCTATCTGATACAGTTTGTAAAGCTGATAAGGCTGTTCTATTGGTTCCTGGATCTGTCTGTAAAGTTGTAAGCCCTGCATCTACATCACGCATAGTCGCTGGCCAGTCAATTTCATCTAATATTTGATTGATACGTGTGCCTGAAAGATTGCCAGCAGTAGCACCAGTGACCGTACTGATTTGTGCTAATTGAACTAATCTAAACGCATCTACAGCTTGTATTGTTGTTATTGCTACATCCTCAGATGCTTCTTTAGGATAAGTAGTAAGATAACTGGTAATAAATCCCTGAAATATAGGGTAAGTAACTCCCTCATAGGTTGCAGTAATTTGTACCTTTTTCATCGGATCAAGAAGCCCTGCATATGGGCTGCTGGAATTTTGGGGATTGAATTCCCCTGCCTGATCTACAATTCTTAAAGTTAAACTGCCAGTTTGAAATTGATCGCTTAATGCGGTACGCCCACGATTAGTTTCTATACTGTTAATACGATTAGATACATCCACAATAACAGATGCAGAATCACCTAATATATTTGTGCCTAGTATTCCCTCATCTAATATAAGAGTCTGTGCAAAATTTGGACCGGTGCTAAAATTTATTACCGCATTTACTACAGGTACGGTCATACTAAGAATCCATTAGGCACTGTTGAATAACCTGAACGAGTAGCCACCTGAATGCTTTCGGCTATAGCTTGGCTCATTCTGTCATTACCAGCATCTATTGTAAGTCGAAATTCTGTAGGTGAACTGCTCGAAGTTCTTTGTATTGCACCAGATGTAATAAGATTTAACATATCCACAGCAGGTTTAGTACGTTCTAAAATAGAACCTATACTGGCTCTTAAATTTTCTTCGCTTGGGTTTATTATTGAGTTTAATTGAGTTTGAATAGGTTTAGTAGATTCTAAAATAGCACCAATACTGGCTCTTAAATTTTCTGGTGTTGGATTTGTCAAAGTTTGTATACTCTTTAACTGAGGTTTAATAGACTGAAAAATGCTATCAATAGATGCTCTTAATATTTCCATTTGCCGTTCAAAAGCAAGTGTCAATTTATCGGCTGCCTCTGCTAATTTTCTTAATGCTTCTGCTGCTTCCATTTCGGCCAATATTTTCTTAGCCAAAGCATCATTGTTATCTAGAATTGCTAATTGCGCTCTTAACCGTAGTTTAGTTTCTTCATCGGTTGCATTGTTTAGGGCTACGGTCAAGCCTATGCGTTCTAGATCAAACTTCTTTTTTAACTCTTCTACGTTCTTATTCTCTATAGCATTCTTAGTAGAAATAATCTTGTATTCGTCTTTACGTGCTTTAGTTGATTTTTCTAATGCAATTCTATCTGCTAAACGTTGTCTGCCTAATGCTATGTTTTGTTCTTCACTTAATGGTCGTTTGCTAGTTAATGCACCACCAATACCCATAGCACCGACAAGGCCAAATGCAGCTACAAGCGGTGCAGGGTTACCAGTACCGGCAGATGCTCCAGCACCTAATAACAATATAAGTGGCTTAAATGATGGGCTGTTAGTAATCGCACTTACTTTGTCTAACAATTTAGCCATCTGTACTACTGCATAGGCTATGTTATCGCCCATATTCCTAAAGTCATCGGCTAGGTTAGATACAGAATTATCTTTGCTTAATATAGTTAGTGCATCTACTAAACCTTTACCTATAGCCTTAGTAGCATCATCTGCACCCTTTGCAAGTATATCCATTTTGCCAGCATAGGTATCTAATCTTGCTGCAGCTTGATTACTAAAGCGGCCTTCAAGTGCTGCCATAATTTTATTCATGTCACCGGTAGCAATTATGCTTTCATCAATACCAGTATTTAATGCTTTAATAGACTTTGTTTGACCTCTAACACCAGCTGCAATAGCCCCTACCACAGTGGCTAGATTTTCACCAGTACCAGCACTTACGTTTAATGCAGATTCTAATGATCTTTGTGCTAAGTCAACTGATCCGGTTACGTTTAATAATGTCTTAAATGGCGCACGTAA